TTTTGACCACATCACCATGCATCACACCAATGCGACTGCGAGTACCCATGTTTGGCTCCTTTGTGTTACAATGTCAATATTATAGCAAAACGGGAATTATTGGTCAACCAAATTAGGCTGGGGCAAAAAGCTTGCCCATTTCATTGAACACCACGCGATATGCACGAAGTTCTTGACCAGTGAGTTCTTCACGGTTTCTAGCCTCGCCCATGAACTCTAGGGTTTCAAGCAGGCCGGGCAGTCGGTTGTTGGCTTGTACTTCTTGCACAATTTCCAGGGCTTGGGTAAAGTTCATTGCAGGCTCCTTGTTGCTCACTATGCCAATATTATAGCAAATGGCGAAATATTGGTCAACCACCAAAAAGACCCTAATTTTTACAAGGGTATTTGTAATACTCTAGTATTAAGTATTGACCGGCAGCACTGCTGGGATAGGCAACAGTGGGGGATCACTGGGAATTTGGTTGTAGGTAGCAATTCCAGCTGCATTGAGTCTGGCTTGGTTGCGGGCTTCGCGCATGGCACCCACAATGGCTTGCCCACCCAGGGTGGCTGTGTTGGCAATGTCAGCCAAAAATTCTGCTGCATCGTTGGCCGCTGTTTTTTCAGCATACTGCGGCAACAATTGAACAAAACTGTAGATGCTGCTCTTTTCATTGGCCTGCAGATTAAAATAGTCAACTCCAGCTGCTACCTGATATCCACGTTCACTGTTGAGGTAGTTGGCAATGTAGGTCCATGCTGTGTTAAGAATAGGCACTGCTGGATTGGCACTAAGTGCTGCAATGGCAGCATTGGCATTGGCAATCTGTGTTTGTACAGCCGCATCAGACAATGCAGATGCAATGTTGGTGTAGGCTGTGTTTAGAGAGGCCAAACTGCCTGCACCTTGCAAACTGTTGATTTGAGCCGTTGCAGTGTTTAGTCTTGAGGCAAAGTCATTGAAATCGATAGCAGTGCCCAACACATCGGTGGTTGTTACACTGTTGTTCGGCCCAGTGCCAGTGGCCACGTCGGTGGCAAAATACGAAGTGACTGAACTAGCCACTGGAGTGGTTTGCGCAGTCAACAGCGGCAATCCTGTTAACTTATTGAGCCCACCCGGATCGGTGGGAGTCCAATAAGCAGTGTTGTTGATGTCTGTACCAACTGGCACATCTTGTGCAGCACGGTAGTAATTGGGTATGGTGGCCGTGTCATAAACCACACTGTTGGTCAACCACTCAGTGTTGGGGTTCCAGGGCTGTCCACTAGTGCCCAAGATAGCATTGGCCAGGTCTGGCAAGGCTACATTAGGCACCAATCTGGCTATTTGTTTGAGGCCCACTTCAATGGCTTTGTTTGCCACTGCATCAGCGGGCGGAATCACTTTGCCCAGCTCATCGCAGCCTGTGGGTGTGGCCAGGGCAGAGTTTACAGCTGGTGCCACTGCCATGTTAACAGCACCATTGTTTTGAAAGATTGACACTGGCCCGTTGAATGTGGGCACTGTCATGGTGGTGTAACTTAGCGGGAATACTGATCTTGGCTCTAACAGTTGTTCCAAGGTCACAATATTGGGCGTGGTCACTTGCAGTACCAACAGCACTTGTTGCACTGTTGTGGGATCGACCAAGAGAAATCCATTGTAGGCCAACTGTTGCAAGCGATTGAATTCGTTGTCACTGACACCACCAGGGTTGGTCAAACTGAACCGATCATTGGTAATCAAGGTTCTGATTTCATTGTCAGACAATCCGGCCACTCGCAATGCCTGATGTACTCCCGGGGGTGCCTGCGTGTTAATGCCAGTTACTGCGGCAATTTGTTGCAGTAACCCAGCCGGTGTGCCATATAGATCAAGATTGTTGAAATCAAAAAGTTGGCCCTGATTCACAAGGTCTTGGCCAAAGTTTTGCAGATTGCTGTTGACCTTGGTAATGTCAGCGGTGATCATGTCATCAAGATTGGTAAAAGTTAGGCCAAGATAATCATTGGCATTGGCTGCGCTGAATATAAAACGATTCAGTGTGTCAATGTAATTCTGCACAGCCATGAAGCCCTGTGAAAATTTACCATAGTCGCCGTCACCCAAATAGGCCGCAGCAGTTTGCTCAATCAGCAAGCTGAATCCACTGGGATCCACAGTGCTGTCATCTGTTACAGTGTTGGGGGTAAGGTATTCGTTTATGAGATTGGTATAGGTTCCCACTGGTGCTGTTGGAATACTGTTGCCCAACGCAGGACACACTGTGCTGCCTATACTGAGCAAACTATCAAACGTGCTTTCTGTAAAATAACTCTGCGCTTTGTAGGCATTAACAGCAGTCAAATAGTTAATGATCAAAGTTGTGGCATTGAAATTGGCAATGGCTGTGGTCAAAGCTGAAGGAATAGGATTCAAGCCGGTGTTCTGCAACATGGCCGACAGCACTGTCAACTGTAATGGTGTTACCACAGATGCCATCAGTTTGCTCTCACATCAGGACTGCCGCCACTGCGTGGGTGTCCGCAGGTGTCGCCGGCGCCGGTCAATATCACAGGAATGCCGCCGGCTCGCACCGAACTTGACGCACCTGCTGTCACAGCATGACAATGCACTGGTGGACATCTTTTGGCACCACAGCAGGGGTGTGGAGACACAGCATCCCCGTTGACAACAATGGGTCTGCCATTTACTCGCACTGACGCAATGCCACCAGTGGCCACTCCACCTGCACTGTTTGCATCGCCCACTCGCTGTACTGCCGGCATATCATCCCATGATTATTTTCTTTTCAGGTACTTTAATACCTGTTGTGGCTTCAAGGTATTTCATACACACTGGATCATCAGTGAGTGAATACAATGCCACGCTGTTCATATTTAGTGTGGGGTTTTTGGCAGGATCTGCTGTGAACATAGACGGGACCAGACCCATGCCTTGCGGGCCTGGGGCCACACTGACTGGATGCTCTATGGTCAAGTTGCTGCCATCTTGTGCAATCACTTTGGTAATGAGTTCTTCACCAGAATTTAATTTAAATGTGTATACTTTATTGAGTTCCATTATTTGCTTTCAGTCAGCCGGGTCCGGAGTTCAGTAAAACCGCCCACTAGCTCTTCGTCTAGAAAGATCTGTGGCACTGTGCGAGCATTTGGAACTGCTTCTAATAGGTCTTCACGTGTGTATCCATCACCAATTTTGCGTTCTTCAAACGCAATGCCCTTTTGAGTGAGCAAGGCCTTGGCCTGGTCACAATAGGGGCAGTTATATTTGCTCCATACAATGGCTTTCATTTTGATTTTCCTTGTTTTGATTGGTCGTAGGTCTTGGCAAAGATATCGGCTTTGACAACACCATAGTCCCCAGAGCCATGTTTGACAATGTAGTCATTACCACGAGTGTATTCAAGGTTGCCCCATGATGCTCGAACAACACCGTCGTGGTCAGCAAGTTTGGCCACTTTCATGATTTTCTTGGGGGTAGCAGTGCCGTCGCCATTGTCATCATAGTAGGCTGCAAACTTGATAGGACTTACTGGATATCGCTCACCCTTGGGACCAGTGATGATTTTGTGTCCCACAGTGTAGGCCACTGGTCCTTCCAGCGTGTCCACTGTGCCATTGTCTGTGGCAGTCTCATAGCTGATGGGATTGGGGTATTTGTAGGTTTCAAATGCACCTTGCTGGAACCATTCATCGTCGATCATAGCGCGGGCAATTCCTCGTAATCTATGCTGTCACTCATGACACCAATCACATAGTTAGTTGATTCGTTCTCTTGTAGTGCAGTTTGTTTTTTGCTGACATCCACGTGCTTGTTGAACCATGGTATGGGAGTGGCGCGAGGGGCAGGCTCATGATACTTGATGCCAATTTCTTTCAAAGCATTGGCCGCTGTGTAATCCACAAAATCCTTGAGAATGTTGGCATTGAGTCCAATCACTGGCCCTTTGCTGAACAGGTAGTCGGCCCAGGCTTTTTCTTCACGAATCACATCCAGGTACATTTGATACACTTCAGACTCGCAGTCGGCTTTGGCACGAGCAAATCTAGGATCTTCCTTTACAACTTGGTTGATCATCCAAGCAGTCCAGTCACGATGCAAAATTTCATCTTGCAAGATCAAGCTTATGATATTGCCATTGCCGATAAAAATTCGATTTTCTACCATGGCCAAGCTGGTGGCAAACGATACCATGAACCGGAAAGCTTCCAATGCATAGCTGGCGTTGAGCGCGAGCCAGATTGCTTTGATGTGTTCTTTTTCAGTTACCAGCTCAGGATTTACTTCTTTGAAACTGTTGAGTCTATGCAAAGCATCATAATAATCACCCACACTGCTGGCCATGTCCACTATCTCACGGGTGTCATGAATGGTGTTGAACACTTCCTTGGGCACGTTGTAAATGTTGCGGATGATATGGCTGTAGCTGCGCGAATGAATGTTGGTCTCAAAGAAAGTCCAGTTGTACACCAAGCTTTCCAGTTCAGGAATTGAAATCACAGGTGTAAAAATCTGGCTGGGGCCACGACCTTGTAGACTGTCCAAGGCTGTTTGGCGCAGCAGATTGCTGGTAAAAATATGACGCACTGTATCTGAAGCGTCTTTGAAATCTTGTGCGTCTTTGGTCAAGGAGATCTCTTCTGGCACCCAAAAGAAGCCACGAGCTTCCTGTTCAAACTTGGCCAGCTTGTTGTATTTGACTTCTTCAAACCGTTGAACTGTGACTGGACCCGCTGGATCCAAAAACATTTTGCGCTGTAGATAATCAGTGCGTTGTGCTAGATTGTATTGTGCTTGACTCATTGTTGTAGTTCTTTTCTATTGTATACGGTGGCTGGACCAATGTCAATGAAATTGATCAGCTTCAGTACTGTGGCGATTAGCCACAGTGCTGGTGGCACCCACTGCTTCGCTGATGAGATCAAAATAGCCTACACCAACTTCTCGTTGATGTTTTACAGTGGTAAAACGACCAGCACTGCTGGATTCGGTACTGAATTCCAATTGTTGTAAATCGCTGTAGGCACCCATGCCTTCTCGAGCATAGGCTTCGGCCAGACTGTATGTGGCCAGATTGGTAGAGTGAAAACCAGCCAAAGTAATGAATTGGAATTTGTATCCTAGCTTGCCCAATTCGGCTTGGAAATCCACACACTCTTGTCTGGTTAAAAACTTGCGCCAGTTAAAGCTCGGCGAACAGTTGTAAGCCAGCATTTGGTCTGGAAAGTAGGCGTGGATGGCATCGGCAAACTTTTTGGCTTGTTCAAGGTCTGGGGTACTAGTTTCGAACCATAATAGGTCTGCATATGGAGCGTAAGCCAGGCCCCTTGCAATGCAAGCATCGATACCGTTTCTAAATTTGTAGAATCCTTCTTCTGTTCGTTCATTGATAATAAAATCCTTGTCTAACGGATCGTGGTCGCTGGTGATCAGTGTTGCGGCTTCGGCATCGGTGCGAGCCATGATCACTGTGTCTACACCGGCTACATCAGCGGCCAGGCGTGCGGCGTTGAGTGTGCGAATCATTTGGCTAGTGGGCACCAGCACCTTGCCGCCCAAGTGACCACATTTCTTTTCTGACGCCAGTTGATCTTCAAAATGTACACCAGCGGCGCCGGCTTCGATCATGGCTGACATTAACTCATAGGCATTGAGTGCGCCACCAAAGCCTGCTTCTGCGTCTGCAACAATAGGCAAAAAGTAATCTGTAGTTACTTGGCCTTCGGCATGTTCAATTTGATCTGCACGACGCAAAGCATTGTTGATGCCACGCACCACCTTTGGCACTGAATCCACAGGGTACAGACTTTGATCAGGATAGGTGGTGTTGGCAGTGTTGTTGGCTGCTGCCACTTGCCAACCCGACAGATAGATAGCTTTGAGACCAGCCTTGGCATGTTGCACAGCTTGCTGACCATTGTATGCGCCCAGTGTGTTTACGTATGGCTCATTGGCCAACAATTCACGCAGCTTGTGTGCGCCACAGCGTGCTAGAGTATGTTCGATTTGCACACTGCCTTGGAGGCGACGAACTGTTTCTGAGTTGTAGTTCCGTTTTTTCATATGGTTCCTTAAAGTTTACAGGCTTCGCAATCTTCAATATCTTCAAATTGCGCCACTGCTACTGACTCTACATGTGGCTCAACCACATCTTCTTCGCGTGCCTTGGCGCCTTGCTTGTTGATGAGACTGTAGTAAAATGTTTTGACACCCCAGTGATGCGCCAACATAAGATTTCTAGCAATCAAGGTGGTAGGCACTTTGCGTCCAGAGTAGTGCGCGGGATTGTAGAATGTGTTGGTGCTTATACTTTGGTCAACATAGGCCTGCAACACTGCGGCTGTTTTGAGATAGCCTGCACAGTCTGTTTGATCCCACATCAGCTGATAGCGATTTTTCAGCCTGTGATATTCTGGTACCACTTGTGTGAGTGAACCAGCCTTGCTTTCTTTCACTGTGATCAAGCTCATGGGCATCTCAATGCCATTGGTCGAGTTGATCACCACTGAACTGCTTTCCACAGGTGCAATGGCCATCAGGGTGGCATTGCGAACTCCGTGCTGCTTCATTTGTTCACGCAAGGGTTCCCAGTCTAGCTCAGGCTGAAAGTTCGTGAGTTCATTGACCCCGGAGGCTCGTCGCTCCCATGGGAAGACACCCTGACCATACCAGGTTCGCGCCGAATCTTTGCAAGCACCACGTTCACGAGCCAGTTCCACGGTAGCTTCCGTAAGGTAGTATGCTTGGTGCTCCATCCAACTTTTAACCTCGGCCAAAGCATCCGCATTACCGTATTGGAGTCCGCGCTTGGCATGCCAGTAAGCAAGGTTAGTAACGCCGATGCCAAGCGGCTGAATTTCGTCATTTGATAACTGCGATTGAATTGATAAGAAGTCTTGGTAGTCCAAGATATTACACAATGAACGCTGAAGAATACGGCAAGCACGGCGCATGTCCTCAGGATTTCGAAACGCACCCCAGTTGATCGAACCGAGCGTACAGAGCGCGATCCGTCCTTGGTCATCGTCCAGGCGTTTGAACGGCTTTGTGGGTAAGAGAATTTCACAGCAGAGATTTGATTGGTAAATGGTGTGATACTCAGGATCAAAAGGACCTTGATTCATCACATTGTCAATGAACACTAGATAGATACGACCAGTGTCTGTTCGCTCCTTAAGGATGCCAGATTTGAATACCTCTTCTGCAGACATAGTCTTTTTCCGGAGGTCAGATCGTGCTTCATAACGCACATAAAGATCCTCAAAAAGAGCAGTGTCTCGGTAGAAGGCTTCATAAAGGTCAGGAACTTCATTGGGATCAAAAAATGTTATGTGTTCTCGGTTGCGGAATCGTCTCCAGAAGAAAGCACTAAGCACAACCCCATAATCCATATGACGGACTCGGGTTTCTTCGGTGCCTTGATTGTTCTTAAGCACGATAAGGTCATCAAACTGATGATGCCAAATGGGATAAAATACAGTAGCACTAGCGTTGCGAATTCCACCTTGACTACAACTCCTTAAATCACCGAACCATTTTTTCAAGAATGGTATCATGCCGGTGTGCATGATTTCGCCACCGCGTATGGGACTACCCAGGGGGCGCAATCTTCCTATTTCCAGCCCAATGCCAGCACGTTTGCTGGCATACTTGGCCATCATTTCACCCGAAGCAAAGATACTGTCGAGATCATCATCTGAACGAATAAGCACACAACTGCTAAACTGCTTAGTAGGAGTGCCCAGACCAGCCAACACAGGAGTAGCCAAAGTAAATAAACCGTCACTGGCGGCGTTGTAATATTCTTTGATATAGCGCATTCTAGCCGTGTTAGGCTCTTCTCGATGAAACACTGTGGCAGCGGCCACCATGTAGCGTACTTGCGGAGTTTCATAGATTTCCTTTGTGGCTCGATTGCGTACTAGATATTT